CTTCATTAGAACAGTTGCAAAATGCTTTAAGGACTTATGATACTGCTAGTGGTTATGTTCCTTGGTCCAATGGTGCTAAGTATATTGAATTAGATCCTATGAGTAAGGTTAAATATGTTAGTGAGCCTCATAAAGCTAAGAAAAGTGAGTTGGCTACTGCTATCGCTATGTATTTAATAGATAATTTTAGGGAGTTATCTGAGCTGTTGGATCATGGTTATTTCTGCTTGAAACCTTTTTTTGGTGAATCTTTTAATGTAGAGGAATTTAAATGGGAAATATTAAATTGTTTGGAAGCTGAGGATAAAGAAACTTATGAGAAGTATAAAATAAAGTTGAGATTATTTTTTATAGAATCAGGTACTTATACTTTATTGTCTTTAATTTTACTTCGTCCTATACATAAGTTTTTAATAGGAGGTCCTTTTGGTCTTGGCTTGGAAATAAATTCTGGCTCTTTTAAGAAATTAGCTAGAGAAATGCTAGCTCAAGGTAAGGTGGATAGGGGTTATAGATATCATTTACCTCGAGATGATTGGGAGAAATTAGATTATATTTATGATCAAAATCCTGAGTTAGTGGAACGTGTCTTTATAGAATTAGATATTTCAGCTTTTGACCAATCTCTTCTTTATCCTGTTTTGGTAGCTGTAGCTTTATTCTATTGTATGTTTTATAAGTATGATTCTGATAATGGTTTAACTAGATTATTAATGTCAGATATGTCTTATCGATTGTGTATAAAATATCTCCATATGTTAGGTATGGATAGAGCCTTTGTTGTTCTAGGTATGATGTTTAGTGGTAAATATGAAACATCTACTGGTAATACAATATATCAATTTTTTGTTTTTGTTTCATACATACATTTTAAGTTGAAGAATTATGAAAATCATCCTAAGGTGTATCTTCTTCAAGTAGCTTTTGAATATATGCTTATATATTTTACTTTTCAAGGAGATGATTTGTTAGGTTCTTATCCAAAAATCTTTGAAGAGTGGTTTGATATGACTTATGCTGATTATAAAGCTTGGTGTCTCTATTATGGATTGACTATTAAAAAAGGTTATTCTGATCGGCCCATGATAGGGGAATCATATTTTAGTAAAGTAGGTGGTATTTGGGAAGAAGATGATGAAAAACATGTTAAATCAGTTACTTTTCTCAAGAATGAATTTTGTGCCACGTATGAAGATGGGGTTATGGTTGGTATTTATCCTTATAGGCCAGCTAGAGACCTAATATTTAGATTTGGTAATTCTGATAAAGCTTCTGAATTTATTGAAGGAATTTATGCTAAAGCCCTTAGTTTGGGTATGTTGACGTTAGGTAATATAGAGTGTTACCAGTATTTTCAGCAATCTTTTGAGTTAATTCGAAGGAAATATGATATTAATTTTGATAATATTAATGTCATGTTAGATACTATGGCTAAGACGTCAAATACTTTTTATCAGTTAAGGAAAAGTGATATAGAGTTTGGTAGTGGATTCCCTTTATTGTCTGATCTTAGAATTAGACATAACCAAGAAAAAGATCCTTCTCGGTATGGATTGCAGTGTTATGCTCGAAATTCTCATTATGAAATTTATGAT